GTTGGATTCTCTTACAATACTTAAATCGCTATGACCAAGTACTGAAGATGCTTGATGAATTCTTTTTAGTTCTTCTTCACTTAAACTAATACCAACTTCTGCATCTGGCATTTGAATATCTTTTCCAGGAGTTGTTAAGATCTCTGGGTTAGAATAAAAGTAATCTACTTGTTGTAAGTTGTTTACAATATGCAGATTGTTTTCTAAAAATTGTATGTCAGGTTCTGGTATCATGGATAGAACAGACAAGAATTCATTTAAATCATATAGTCCAACTTCTTGCGGAAAGTCTTCGATTATATCTGCTTGTGCCATAATCGTTTTTGACTCTGCAATAGTTTTTAGTTTTTGTCCTGGTTTAAATACCAGGTTAGAATTTATTGTTGCAAAGTTTTTTAATATTGCAATAGTATCTTCACTTAGTTTCATTTTTTTCTCCGTAATGGGGTATATTATACCATAGTTTTAAGTAAATGTAAATCCCCTATTTTTTATCGTGTTCGTGCAGGGCGATAATAGCATAGTGAAGAACCTTCATAAGATCTTTTCTATAATCTTCTTCTGTTCCTTTCTTACCATACCTTTGAGCGTATTTAAGAATATTACCAATTGCAAAACCTATACCGTGACCGCAGTCAGATATAAATTCTGTTGATTGGAATTTGTTTTTAGAATAGTGTCCATCGTATGTTTTGTCTATATACGATTGAAGCTCTTGAATAAGAGCTCCTTCGCTAAATTTGTAATCTATTTTAGTAGTCTTCATCTTCCTCCATTATAGTAACTTCGTCGTGTTCTCCAGATACGTCAGGAGTATCTTCTGTGATAACTCCTGAATCAACTTTCGTGTAAAGATCTAGGAAAGCTTCTTTTGTATCTTCATCGAATCTAGAAATACAAAGATCGATAGCTTTCATTCTATCTGAGAAGATAGAAAAGGTTTGTACAACGTGGCAAAGCCTACGTGTAGAAATAACTTCATCAACACCATCGTCGTAAAACGTTTTACGGATAATCTCGGCCCATGTAACCAATCTATCTACAAATTCGTTATCTTTGCAACCAAACTTATCCATGTGCTTATTAACAATTTTCTTTTCTATTGATAAAGAAGGAAATTGTTGGTCGATAGAGATAGTAAATCTTTCTAAGAAAGCTTCATCGATTATAGAAGCTGCTGTAAATCTTCCATCTTCGGAACCTTTACCTTTTGTGTTAGCAGTTGCGATAACATTAAAACCTTTTGCAGGTTCGATTGTTTCACCAGTTTTCTTAACAAGAACTGGTTTACCTTCGAGAATACCTTGAAGACACATAATCTTGTTTGTAGCTCTATCGATTTCATCGAGTAGAAGTACTGCGCCATTTTCCATGGCTTTTAGTACTGGACCTTTACAGAAAACGGTTTCGCCGTTTATAAGTCTAAATCCACCAAGCAAATCATCTTCGTCGGTTTCAGGGTTAATTTGAACCCTAATAAATTCTCTGCCTGCTTTTGCACAAGCTTGTTCAACCATAAAGGTTTTACCATTTCCAGATAGACCGGAAATGTATGTAGGATAAAACATTTCTGATTTTACGATTTTTAATATATCCGAATAAGGACCCCATGCGACGAATGTTGGATCTGCTTTTGCAAATGTTCTTTCGTCATTACCAACAGAAGTAACTGTGGAAGCTAGTTGAACTGCTGATGCAGGAACTGGATCCGAAGCAGTTGGAACTGGTTCAGGTAATAATCCATCTAATGAGTAAGTACCAATCTTAACTCTATTTTCTGGGGTTAATAAAGGATAAAAATCCTTTTGCGTATAGCCAAAAGACTTAGCAATATCTTCGATGATTGCTCTACGGAAGTCTGTTTGACCTGGAAATTTTCTAGATATTTCTTCCAGAATAATTTGGGTTGATTTTTTCATTTCTTTCATAATATATTTAACTCCTTATTTTTTAATATATAGTGGGTATTATACCACGTTTCAATGGGATTGTAAATCCCTCTTTCGTGAACTTTTCGTGAATTATGCGACCTCCTTACCAAATGAAGTCATTAGAACTTTATTTAGTTTTTTACCTTTGGAATGCTTTTTAAAA